CCAACATGACCAAAGCTGATTGCTAGTCTTGCTGTGTTGTATAGCCAAACATTAAGATCATTACCCTCAAGGTCTACATCAAACAACTGTTCTCTTACCAAGTCAGATACATCATCAAGTCTTACTGGCTTCCTGACCAACATACCTGACAGCATCTTTTCAATACGCTGCAAATATGGAACTACTGTTGACCTACTTAGCCTTACGTCATAGCTGTCATCTGTTTCTCTTGCCTCCTGTGGTAAATACTTTCTATGTTCACTTCTGATCTTATATGTACCTTCCTTCAAATCTGTTATCAAATCCCAGAACTGACTCATTCTCTGGTAGGCCGCATTAGGGCTTGCAACTGTGGTGGCAGCTTGTGTTATGGGCTGATTGTAAATATTTAGTGAGCTATACACAGTTTTGCCTCAATACTATCATGTTCTT